ACTGGCTTGGTCTTAGTAAATTGACCAGGGGTTGATGAAAGCCAAAGTACGTCGCCTTCAGTGTAGGCGGCAGTATTTACCTTGCTAACAATTCCTTTATTGACGACAAAACCGGCACCGCCAGCAGTAATTGCTTCTGCTACGATGCCGAAAGTTTTAGCCGAGGTTGCATCTGAGGTGTTGCTTGCACGCTTAACCGATGGACGATCCCCTGATGCGCCAAATAGATAGACCACTTCGCCGACATTCAGGGTGGTGGCTTCGGCGTTTGTCACATAATTGATAACTTCTTGACCGATAGAAATGGTGACATTGCCACCGCCAAGACCTAGATTGAGGGATTCATTACCGTTCCAATATAGGCGTGCTTCTTCAGTATCTTGAGTTGAGTTAGTATCCCAATCAATAGCGCCAATAGAAAAGCGTTGGTTGGCATCTCTTTGAACTACATAATTAGCGGTGTCACTTGATGTGGCATAAATAGAAATGGTGTTAGTCGAATCATCAAGATACAAAGGATATGTTGCCGAAGCAACGCCAGGTGTACCTTGTGGGCCTTGAAGATTGGAGACAACTACTTCGGTGGATGAGAATGTGCAACCGACTGTAACTTCAGTAGTGTTGACATAAACAATTGAACTCATCGAGTTACCTCCGCGCTAACAGCGAACATTCCTTGAATCAAACGAGTTACTTCGCCGCCCATTGAGATAAGTTCTAAATCATAGACATATTCGCCAGCAGCAATGGCGGCTGTCTGAGTGGCACTGCGTGAGAGTGTAATTGTTCCCGCCACGCCACCTAAGACAATGCCACCGCTTGCGGCGGTTGTCAGCGATAAGATAACTTCAGAATCATCAGCGTCAACGCGAGCTTGAAGGCGGCCAGTATAGCCTTGCAAATCAACAGGGGTGCCATTGATCTCCCACGTTAAAACAAGGTTCCAGGTGGCACCCTGTTCAATCGTAATATCTAAACTACCAGCCGCCATCATTGCTCCTTAAAATATAGGGATTATTCTACTTGCTTTGCCTTACTCTGCGGCCTTGTCATACTTACGGCCAAAATCTTCTTCAGCTCTATCTGCCCATTTAACGATAGGTGCAGTAAGACCACCGATAAGAATTGCATATTCAGGCGCAATATCAGTAATTAAAGCAATGCCCATAGTTGCTGCTGATGCCAAAATTGCTCGCAAATAGGACTTTAAAGCAGCTTTGAATTCTTTGCTTTGTAGTTTCTTCTTTAACTTTTTCATTTCTTGCCTCTCTTGAATAAAGATGAAAACAAAGACTTACTACGCAATTTCTCATTGCTTGTCTTTGGTAACTTCTTTTTAGGTTTCTGGACTTTGGCTATTGCTGTTTTTGTAACTGTAACAGGAGTCTTTTTAGGTTTACTTGCCCAGGCAAACCAAGGTGAATCATCCTTGGCATATTCTTTCTTGATAGAAATATGAAGATGTTTTTCGTGCGGATTGCTACCTGAGTATTTCTTCTCGCCTTGTTTATCTACCCAAATGCGGCGGTTAAAAATTAAATATGAAACGCGCTTGTCTGCCTTTAAGCGCTCAAATAAGTCGGCGCAATCAACTCCACGCTTAGGGTCGTGAGTAAGGTCAACAGCAAGGCCAGTATTATGATCCGAATTAGGGCTGGCTTTAATGTGCGCCTTTGAGGGAAGAAGGCCATCGGAAAGCCTGTTGCGCTTAGGCCAAAGGGCTGTGGCTTGGCGTAGCACCGCCGCAGCAGCCGGGCTTGCGCTCTTGGCAATTGTTGGCATTAGGTAGCACCTCGAATTCGTCTATGTGGTCGTCAATGCTTCGATAAATGGGGAAAATGTCATTGGCAAATGTCACGCTATTGCCTGCCAAATAATTGAGGCGATGGCGATGACGGTTGCCACCGACGGTAGCGCCCACACGCGCTGTTCTAATAATCTCATTCGAACTTCGTGGTCGCGCACCTGCTCATCGACTCTATCGTGGGAATCAAGCAACCTATCTAGCTTTGAAGAAATGTCGTTTAGCGCCGCCCCTTGCACTTGCTGAGCATCCCATACTTGCTTGATGGTGATTCGCACTTCATCCTTATGCGTAGCTGTCACGCGCTTTCTCCTTGTGGTCATTAGTCGAACTCAATTGTTAAGACATCGCTGGTTACTGTTGTGAGCGTTGGAGTAAAGGTAGTTGAGTTATATGTCTCGCTTGTATAACTCAAAACCTCGGTAGTCAAAGTAACGGCACCACTAGTTGTAAAAGTCAAAGACCAAGTGCCAAAAGTAAAGTCTGAGCCAGTTAAGAATGTATAACTTCCTAAAGTCTCTAATTCAGGCTTCAAACTGATAACAGTTGCTGAGGCTGTATCGTTTGAGTTATAACGGTAGAAAGTTGGAATAACAAGGCGACCTGAAGTATCAATAGTCAAGTCGCCAATAGATTCTAATTCGTTTGTGCCATTAGATAATTTGTAACTCTCTACAACAGTTCCAGAAGTATTGATAACACCTAGACCGATAAAGCTAACCGTTGGGCTGGTTTGTTCTTTTTCAAATAAAACAATCAAGTTGCCAGCAGAGTCAAATTCAGCCGTCACAATGTATAAGTAACCACTTGATGTGCCGTCTGTGTATCGTTTATCCCATTCAATTTGGTTACTGGCGTTAATTTTAATGATTTGAGCATCTGTAAAATTAGAACCATAGTCAGTTTGAGCCAGGAAGTATTTGTTATTATTTTGGTCTACAACAAACTCTTCTAATTCTGATAAATTATTATCCCAGGCAACTGCGACTTGATCAACAATTTCACAAGAAGTATTAAATTTAACAATTTCGCTGTGATAGCTATTTGGCGTATCAAAACTGTATAAAGCATAAATATGGTTGCTAGCAAAATAGGCATCCATCAGGATAGGCTCATTATTTGATGAGGTATCATAAACTTTACCCTCAATTAAACTTGTGCCTGCGCTGCTGTATTTAACTAGAGCGGCATTATATCCTGTGGTGTCATAGCCAGTCAAAATATAGATATTATTGTTTGAGTCAATAACGGATTGATGATATACGGAGGCAAAAGCATCGTTCCATCTTTTAGCCCAATTCAAAGTTAAGTCATTATTTAATGAAACAACATAACTATTGTCGTTGGCTGTTGCTTGAAATAAATAAATAACCTTGTCGGCATTGTCTATGTTTAGTGCTGCTTGTTCAGTTAATGCGCTATCAGGCAAACGGACAATTTTTGAAACTTCTCCATTTTGAGCCAATTTAGCAATTGCGCGTCTGCTAGATGAACTACTGAAATTTGATATTAATGAAAATGTGTTATTTTGACTATCTTTTGCAATAGTCTGCAAATGCTTAACTTCATTAGCAGCAGAAAAACTAACTGAACCCGTTCCATACATAGCCGTCAGCCAGTTAGGGATAACCTCATAAGGGTTGGTGATACCGGTAAAGGCGGTGACAAGCCAACTGTTAGGGGTGATGTCGTGATTTACCCCTTGAATCCAACCGAGGCGGTTGATGGTGGTATTGCCTGAAAGAGTCTTTTCAATGTAAAGCGGGATGAAGAATATGTCAAAGTAAAGGCCTGCAATCACGCGATCAATTTGCTCATATTCAGACAGGTTCAAAACAATGCGGTCAATCTGCAAAGAGGAGTCTTTGTAATTAGCAAGTAGTTGATTGGCAACGCCAGTTAAATCAGTTGTTGAAGTTAGCAAGACATTAGCTCGCTCGGCGCTTCGGGTAAAATAGGTAGTCTCGCTGGTGCTATCAAAAACAGTAACTTCTGTTGAATTGTTAAAACTTTTGACCGTGACGCGGTTTATTAAGATGTCATCGTTTTGAGTCAGGCGCAAATCATTGTAGGAAGTCTCAATGCCATTATCGCTAAACTTATAGGCATCGTTGTAGTCGGGTTGGCTGTTGGCAGTTGTGCGGTTTTTGAATTGCACCTCGCCACTGCCATCGACAAAGACAAGGCCCACCTCGGTATCCTCAACCTGACGGATAGCATCTAGGACTGTGCGAAGGGTTCCTGGGTCATCGGCGAGTGAAAGAGCTGAGGTTTCAAATGTACGAAGTCCAGCAGGCCAATTAATTTGCTGAAGATCAAGTATCTGGCCAATTCGCTCATCTGAAGAATCGCCAGTTGTCGAGTTAGTAACATCAGTAATTGATACTGAGTTAAAAATCTTAAAAGCATCGTATGCTTCTATGGTTATTTGATTGGCTTGATTAACGCCCATAGAAAAATTAATTTTGTAATTAAAAACATACCCTGTAAAAATGTCAGGGTATCTAAATGAGCCATTGCCATCATCGTAATCAGGATAAAGGCGTATTTTGTTTCCAGGCTTTAATTTGCCGTAATAAGGCGAGGCCGTGTTATCAGGATTGAAATCACCATTCTCATCAATAACAGTAATGACTGCATACCCTGCTTCAATTTTATCTAATTCGCGGCTGCGACCCCTGCGAGTGTTGGCAGTAATAACAATGTCGCTGATGTCATAGCAATCGGCTGAGGTTTCGTTGAAGGTAACCCCGCTTGATAAATCAAGCAACGCCTTTAAGACTACTGGCGTTGCCATTATAGATACCTGACCTTGAAGGCTAAACTGTCGGTGTTAGAGCCAAGATAAGTGCCTGTTACTGGATTGCCAGCTAGTGTGCGTTTCTTAAGTTCGTTAGCAATTAAGGAAACCAAATCTTTTTCTGTAATAACTGAACCTTGGACATTGACAGTTATAGGGTTATTCATACCAGCCGTCGCCATATTCATCGGCGTTGGCGATCCGATAGAAGTCAGAGGCGAGCCTGTGATGGCTGCCTGCTTTTTCAAATTAGCAACAATGGCAAATTGAGTAATAGCATTTTGTTGCTCGGTGGTCTTAATTCCCATAGATTTAAGAATGTCATTATAGTGTCTTTGACGGTCAGTAAGTTCTTTTTTAATCTTTGCATTTTTTGTTTCGATTGCATTTAATTTATTCATTTGCGCTATGTATTTGGCAAGAGCATCATTACCATCACCAACAATCGGCGCGACAGTTGCAGCTTCCTTTGCGCGCCCCTTTTGGAACTTTGTATAAGCCTTCATTTGTCTCATACGAGCTGCATTCTCAACAGCATTTCTTGAGCCCACTGTGCCAGCAGGGAAACCGCCAGCGCCTTTTGCAGAATCGCCAGATAAACTGAGAACCGCTAAAACACCAAGGGCAAAAGTTGCAAATTTGATTAGACCGCCTGCAACCTTATAGAAGCGAGCAGTTGCGGTAGTTGCGCCGTTGGCGGCAACAGTAATAAGGCCAAAAGCAGCAGCGACTCCTTGCAACCCTATTATAAATGCCGCTATTTTAGACGTTACAAAAAGGGCAGCAATTGCAATTCCTAAAGTTTTAATTAAGCCCATATTGTCAGCAATCCAGTTGGCAAATCCCACTAAGATTTTAATAAATTTTACGCCAAATTCGGCAGCAGATTGCAGGCTTTTAACTAAACCTTTTTCATTTCGACTAATCCATTTTTCAATCTGTGGCAGAACTTCTTTTTCAATTACATCAGCAAACTTTTCAATAATTGGCAATAATTTATAGCCAAGGGTTTCTAAAATCTCGCCATATCTGATGCGTAAAATGTTAAGTTTATATTCAAGAGTGCCAGCCCTAGTTGCGGCTGCTCCTGATGTGGCCTTTTGGACTTCGGCTAGAATAGCTGCAAAGTCTTTTGATTTGACGGTGGCAGTATTGATGCTTGGAACTAATTTTTGCAGGGTTCTAAAATTGCCTTGCAAGGCTTTAGTAATAGCCTGTGATGCGGTGCCTAAGTCTGATCCTGAGAACGCTGAAACATCAAGTGCTAGGCCGAGTAATTGTTGAGCGCTGGCAACATCGCCTGTGACGGCTGCCAATCTACTTAATGCAGGGCGAAGTTCATCATCAGCAACGCCTACTTGAAGCTGAAGATTTGAAATATAACTTTCAACTGAGGCAATGGCAGCGTCGGTGGCACCGACGGTGTTGCGAAGGCTGTTAGCAAGTAGCGCTTGGCTCTTCTGGTCGGCAATTGCCGCCTGCACTGCGTCCTTGCCAACCTTTATAGCAAAGGCACCGACTGCGGCGGCGGCGATGCCGAAGGCCTTTACAGTTTTCTTTGCAAAGGCATCAAAGTTTTTGCCAAGTTTTGCTATATCTTTTTGAGCAGCCTTTGAGCCTTTATCGGAATACTGGGTGAGAATCCGAGCAACTACAGCACCTACTGCCATTGTTAAACTCTCTCTCTATCTAAATTTCTTTGTAAAATCTTTTTTGCATCATCTAATGCGCCGACAACTTTACGCTGTACTTCTGATCTTTTAGCATCTACTGCTTGCCAAACAAGACGTGATGGATTTTTAATTTCATCGGTAAGGCTACGAATAAAACTGCGACCAGTTCCCTTGCCTTGTGTCTTGCGACCAGCAACTTCAATGATTGCACCTGCTGCTGATTTATTGACCAAGGCACCGGCGCTAGTGGTGTAATCACCGCGCACCTTGCCTTGAGCCTTTGTCTTTTTAATACCTTGCTGAATAATTCCTTGATGGTAGGCAGGCCAACCGCGACCACCGCGAGAGCGTGGTGCCACTGCATCTGTCTTTCGCCATCCGCTCATTGGCGGGTCGGCTTTGACAAAGCCTCTGGCACTTCGCTCGGCATCCGTCAGGGCAGAATTGATAACTTTGTTAAAATTCTTAACAGCATCTTTGTCAAACTTTTTTAAACCATCTAAAGTTTCTTGTATGCCAGTTATAACAATTACTTCATCTGCCACGTTCGTTTGCCTTAGCCCTTTCTCTTATGTAAAGAACGATTGCTTCCATTATGCCTTCAGGGGCATCAAGAAGATCAATTGGTGAAATCCCCGTCTCCACCGCAATAGCTGCTACTTGGTAGGTCAGACTTTCGCGGTGGATTCGGAAGAAGGGTCGGCGTCCAGTTCTGCGCTTTTGATAGTGTCTAAGAAATCAGGCCAAGGCTTTACAACCAGACCTGCCACTTGCATTGATTTCCAAGCAAGCCAATAGACGTGTTCAATGCGCTGTTCTTCACCTATGAGCTTTGGCAGTCCTTTACCGAACTGTTGCTCAAAAGCCACGATTACTCGTGGTGTTAATTTATATGAATTTGTTGAATCATCGTTAAGTGTAACTTTGATAAACAATCCATCCATTTTATTTCCCCCTTAGTTAATTAAGATGTTGCTTTTGTAATTGCGCCTGAAATTGGCCAAGTAACGCTACCTGTTGCAAGTTCTCCGACAGCTCCGTTAAGGATTGGATACTCTGAAACCAAAGCATTGAATGTGTACTTTGGATTTGTTGGGCTTACGGCTCCACTTGTAGGGCGAACCTCAAGATATACAGTTGTGCCGAGAGTATTTGTTGCTTGGCTTTGGTAGATAATCTGCTCAATCGCACCTGATGCGAAATCTTGCTGGAATTCCAAAGTAATACTGTTATCAGCTAAACCTGCAACACGCTTTCTAGCGGTGTCACCAAACGCCGTTGTTTCGATGACATCAAAAGTGGTGTTGAGGCTGACTGACGTAATGTAATCAGAGATGTCCGAGCTGCCATAAGCAACATAGGCATCAGTTAGAACAATGCGTGCCATTATTTATCCTTCTTCTATATAGACGGTTGGTTTTTTCTATCCCTGTCCCCATACCGTCACGCGGTATCGGTAGGACAGAAAATCTTGATCGCCAGACTGGTAAGTGCCTGACTCTGCGGATGTAACCCGCAAGGTGTTGGCAGCGCCGCCCAAAGTTAGGTCGGATTCAATTGCTGCCTTAATTGAATTAACTCCAGAGCCTGCAAGATATTTATCTAAGTTGTCTTGGCCTGTGCGCTCTGAGAATCTTTGAACTATTACGAAAACATCTAGGTTTGCTTGGTCTAAACCTCGGCTGTTGTTGAGGTCAAAGGTTAGGTCTAATTGGCCCACAATGGCGCAAGGAGGCACGATTACATCGGGGACTAGGTCATATATCCTCAAGCCCTTAATAGTGGCTAGATTCGCCTTTAAACCGTTCCTAATGGCACTTGGGAGCATTAGTATGCCAATCCTCTAACGCGCTTGAATGGGCGGATGAGAGCTTCTACATCTGGATCAAGACGGGCGCTGAGTCTGACGGTGCCAAGCTCAGGTGTGCCTGCAATTCCAAAGGGTGACTGGCGGCGAACAAATAAGCGGGAGGCTTGAATCTTGGTAGCTAGTTGGATTTCTTGTGGGACTGCTGACCATCCCCAAGCGCCTGTAATTTTAACTGCTTGAGGAATGTTGAAAGGCCAGACATAAGCCCCAACAGCAATGAGGCGGTTGTAAGGCCAGCCTTTGCGTGGGTTATTTATTGGCTCAACTACCCAGTCAGTTGTTGACCAAACTGTGTCATATTCAAACTCTAAATTGTCATCGGTGGCAATAGATACAACCGTAACAATGTCATCAATGTTCAAATCATAGGCATCTTGCGGTGTGTAATAACGGGCGACAGGTGCGGCCTGTGTGCCATCTTTGTAAAAGAATCTTTGGGTGTAATCGTCAATCATTCTTGATGCTGACATTATGGCGGCTTCAAGGGAGGCGTTATCGGTTGAATCGTCAATGGCAAGGGAATCTTTTAATTCAGCCAATGTGCAATAGCCGTTACTTATTGCCACGTTTCCTCTTTTCCTTCTTAGGCATTACTGCCTTTTCTGTTTTTGGAGTTGCGGTAGCGGTTTCTTGCCGCCTAATTCTTATGCGTTTTCGCGTTGCCATTTTTTATGGTGTTTATCATCAAGCCAATATGACTTGTGGTGCGGAATGATTGCGCCAGTATTTGCGTGAATCTTAAAGCCTAGATTTTTTATGCGGCGTGAGAAAAGTAAATCCTCACCTATCCAGTCGCCATTTATTGGACCATCCCAAAACCAACACCAGTCAGTTCCCTGATTTGGGTCGGCAGTTTCGCGCATCTTTTCTAAAACGCTGCGGTGAATAAGTACGCAACCAGTTCCGCAGGCATCTATTTCAAAGACTGCATCTTCGTCATAACGGTTTAAGGGAAGAAAACCCTTTGGCGTATCTTGAAAGATTACTGGGACTGGCTTTGGATAAACTGATTTAGGATCACCAAAGCTGGCAAATACTAAAGCTGAAACTACTGGGCGGTCTATATCGTGTGCGCTATCTATTAACTTATCAAAGTTAGCAACACTTAATTGCTCATCTGAATCAATCATCAACAACCAATCAGAAGTTGTCGAATCTAAAAACTGTTTCACCATTCGATTGCGTTGCTTGCTAATCATTCCAGAACCTTTAACCCTAACAAACGGGCCGAGCCTAGAATTTCTTGCTTGAGCAAGTTGAATCATTGTGTATGCGTAACTGCCATCGACAGTGCCATTGTCGCAACTGCCAATTGTTACCTTGTGTGACATTTTCATTGAATCCCCCGATTCATTAAGAAGTGCAAGAGCGATTTAGCCGGGGGGTACTAAACCGCCCCTGCACAAGTTTTTAACTGACTAGAACGTTGGTGCTACTAAACCGGCTCCCGAAATAATCGAGGCTGAGGTTGGGTAACGCTCTGCGGTGAAAGCTGCAAAGCCATAAACAACGGTCTTGATTGTGAGGTTGCCAGCGCCAGTCGCATCAAAACGAAGTGCGAATGGTGATCCTGGCTGCTCCCATAGGTGTAGCTCGTTAGCATCAACGAGATAGATTTCATCTTCGGTGGTTGTGGTGGTTCCATAAGTGGTTCCAACATTTCCATCAACGATTACTGGAAGTCCGAGCAATGTGTAGCCAGAGTTTCCATAACCAAATACGCCTGCGCCTGTGGCGGTGGCGTTCATCGCGCCATTTGCTGTTGGAACAACAAGTGGGCGACCAGTTGAATCAAGTGATGCCGCCAAAAAGGCTAACCTTCTTGGATGCATTACCCAAGCAGATGGGTTTGTGAAAACGCCTGACTGGATTTTCTGAACAGCATCAGCAAGCTTTGGATATAGAAGAGCTGCTGTTGGTGCGGTTGTTGTGAATGCAACTGCGTTTCCACCAGAGTTACGAAGTCCTTTAATGGTTCCAGCAGTTCCAGCGCCATTTAAGCACTGTGCATCAAGTGTGGTGTGCCAAGAACGGATTAGGTCGGCAACAACAAAGGAATCAATTCCGCTTCCGCGCTCGATTGATTGACGTGATAGGTCTTGCTGACCAGCAATTGTACGAACATTGATGGTAAGTAGAGTGTCATCTGCGTCTGTCTCAGAAACTGCATCGTTCTGTGTTACTTGAACAGCAGTTGAAGTACCTGTGGTCATACGGCTGATGTTTAGAGTCATACCGCTTGCAGGTAGTGTGTGCTTTGTAGTTGCAAAGTCTAGGAATGGACGACCTGCACGTGCCAAAGGCGCTGCAAGATCAACTAGATACTGTGGAACTACTAGACCTTCAAAGTTTGCAGTGCTGACATCGCGGCGCTCAATTGCCTCTTCACGCATATGGCGTGCAAGGCGCTCTTGTGCTGAGAAGTCAGACTTGAACTGTGCAGAGAAAGCATCCTTGATAAAGGAGTTTCCACTGTCTGGGGTGTAGGTGCGTGCTTCGCGTGTAACGGTTGCACCGCCTACTCTTGGCATTGCAACTTCAGCTACAGCAGAACGGGCTTCAGCAGCCTTCTTATCTGCCTCAGCTTGTGCTGCGAACTTTTCAATCTTTTCGTCAAGCGAACGTGATTCTGCCACTAGAGCATCAACCTTCTCGGTTTCTTCAGCAGTTAAATCGGTGCGGTTCTCTGCGGCAACTGCCTCAAGAACTGCATCCATTTCAGCCTTAACTGCATCACGGCGCTCAACAACTTTGTCAAGATATGACATTGTTTGAGTCTCCTTATGAGTTTAGTTTGAGGTGGTGGCGATTATCTTGCGGCGCATCTAGGGTGCAAGGATTCGCTCCGGCTTCGTCTGTCACCGACGGCAACAGAAACTTATTTGTTATTTTCTACTAATGCTTTTGCAAGGCGCAAAGAAATCTTGCGTGTCTGCTCTTCAGTTGGTGTAGGAAGTGGATCAATTGGGCGAAGCTCTGAGGCTTTGTGACCAACTAGAACTTCTGTTGGCTCCCATCCATCTCTGACCTCTTGATAAACCCTAATCAAAATTGCAGGGTCGCCTTCTTCGGCTTCAATTGAAAAATCTGTATCAGGAATGCCAAGCACACCTTCGGTCATAACGTGTTCGATACGGCCACGGGCGGTGCCACCTGATGAATCCCATTCAACAAAGTCGCCGACAACATCTACGGCTCTTTCATCTTCATCTTCATCTTCTTCATCTTCGCCAAGCAAGTCGGAAAGATAATCGCGCAAGGCTTTAATTGACATCTCATCAATCTTGCGACCTTCTTTGATTGCATCTAAAGCATTAACTATCTCTTGTCTTGCCTCAACATTGGTAGTTGGATAGGCAGGATAAGTAACAACTGAGACATCACCATCAGCCAAAGAGACTTCAGTAAGTGTGCGCTCTGTTCTATCGCTATTCCATTTTTGGCGAATAACTCTGAAAGCAAAACTCATCTGATCCACATCGCCTCGCCCAACAAGGGTGTGAATGTCGCGGGCTTCTTGCGTGTCAGCAAGTTCGGCATCAAAGTAAAGACCGCGCTGATCCTCAGATAAAGTCAATGTGCCATTCTTAGTGCGGGCAAGTGGCAGACCTTCGTGGTTAATAAGTAACCTAACATCAGGTGATTCACTCAAAGTCTTGCGGAAAGCGCCAGGGGCGATTCTCTCCACGAATGGTAGTGGCACGCTTTGGTCATCAAAGACTGCGGCATAACCTGACAGACGCATAACGCCATCATCGGTTAAACGGGTTTCGATATTTTGCAGAGTAAATGTACGGCGTTCGATTTTCTTCAAGTTCCCACTCCTTGAGCTAACTTCCCCGCCTGGTTCTATATCTTCTGAAATAGAAACTGCGACCATCTGGTCAATGGCATCTTGTTTATTTGTGTGGCAGCCCATTGTTGTATAAGAGCCATCAGATTCTTGCTTAACTGTTGCCCAACCAGCGCAATCAGATTGATTCTCAGAAATGTAATATGGCATTTAGTCCACCTTGTAAACTGTTTCGGGCGCAGCAGGATCAATAGTTGAAATCTGTTGCAACTGACTTGATGGAACGCCAGTGTGTTTGATTGCTGGCATATCCAATGCTTTAAGAACTGCCGCAGGGTCAAAACCAACCTGTACAAGTTGAGCAATGATTTCAGCGCGAAGTTTCATACCAACTTCAGGCGCATCTGCTGCGTCAATGTTTTGCAATGGAACTCTATGCTGGTCGCCTGCCTCACCTAATGGCGATAAATCTTCAACAGCGCGTACATCATTTAGGCTCAAAAAGCCCTCGCGTAATCCCTTAGTGTAAGCATCGTAGCGTTCAATGGTTGTGCCACGAAGCAAAGCATCAAGATTAAACTTGATAAAGCCATCTGACTCTGGCAGTAGCGGTGATAGCGCCTGTTCAATTCGCTCAAGTAATGGGCGAAGTGAATGTTGAACGAAAGAAAGGTTTTGCGCTTCAACTGATGCAAATGACATCGCGCCATTTACAGGATGATTAAGTAGCGATACTGGCACGCGGAATAGGCGAGCAATATCTTCAACATTAAAGCGACGTGTCTCAAGTAGCTGTGCATCTTGTGCGTTTAGTTGTAGTGGTTTGAATGTGGCACCGCCTGTTAGCACGCCAATCTTGCCAGCGCGATAAGGGCCAGAATGTGTAATGTTCCAATCGCGGGTTAAGTCGCCTGCCTGATCCTCAGTTAATTCACCTGGCACTTCAATCATTCCACCAGGGTTGGCTGCGTTGCCGAAATAAGACGCTGCATAGACATCGGCTGCCATCGCTGCGCCTAATGTAATTCTGGCGGCTGCGATTGGCCCAAGTCCGAGCAACTGTCCGGGCAGTCTAAATAATGGAATGTGTTTGATTTCGCGGTCTGTTAGAACTTGCGTAAAGTTTCCAAACTGGTCGCGCATCCGATAAATGATTGGCTCGCCTGGGCGTATGCGCTCAACCTTTATATGGTCAGGATGGATTACATAAAGTTCAATTACATCGCCCATATCATCGCGCACTGTCAAGATAAAAGCGTTGCCGTGAAGGTTTAGCGAAGCAATAACTTGCTCATAAAATTCTAAACGTGTTGTTTCAGGGTTTGGATTATTTACCCAATTAGGAGTCTCGCCATAAATGTTGGCATAAGAAATACGATTGCGACCACGCCTTACATAAGCACCCAATGGCAAAGATGAAATCGTGTCGCCAAGTAAACGGATGCAAGCATAGACAGTGGACATTCTGATTGCTGTCTCAGCATCAACGGCAACACCTGCGGGGGTGGTGTAAGTAGGCCGTGGCGGAATAAGCGGCTCTATGTATTGCCGCTTATCGCCCGTCGCCTGCCTTAATCTTCTTGATAGACTCATTACTCAGCCTTCTCGGTAAGCCAGATTAGTAGAGCGCCAAGAGCGATGAAAGATACTGGCAGTGAAATCATCGCTATACCAACAGTGACAAGCGCAAGCCCTACAACTTCAAGAGCTAGTGCTGTATCAATTTTTTTCATTTATCCCCCTTAAGCCTGGATGCTAAAGAATCGTGAGACGGGTGGTTTCGGTGCGGGTGCTGCATTTGCCCTGTCATAGCCGAATATGGCTGCAACAGCAGCATCAATTTTTCTACGTGAGGAAGCCTTGCTAACCATAACTCCGCGAGATGATTGCTTTGTAACGCAGTTGGCAATGTGTCTAGCAAGTCGCTCGTCTCCGTCGTGCGTAAAGCTCTGATTAACAACGGCCTCGTAAAATTGCTGTGTGGCTGGAACCATATTTTGAGCAGAGTTAGGATAGGCAACAACTGGCAACCCCTCTTCATCTAAAACCATAAATGTTCTTTGCCATCTTGCTGGATCAAAAACAATTTCACGAACAGAGAATCTTGAATCTCTGCAAGATGAAATAATTGTTTGCTCTACCTCTGCAACAGGAACGTGCCAAGTGTTGTCGGCATCGTCAGGTTTTTCCCAAAGACCAACAACCATTAAGTGTGGTTTCTCGCCGCCCAATAACCAAGCAACCAAGGCAGTTGAGTCATTAGAGAAAGCGCCATCAAATGCTAAAACAACTTCTTCACCTGGCTGTGGCTCGCGCTCTTTGTCAATTAAAGTTTCCCACGCCCCTGACGGTAGCCACGCCGTTTGCGTTGATGTCCAAATGTTTAGGCGTTTGGTTTTGAATTCTGCCTCTGGGGTTCGCAATACGGCACTGGCAAAGTCATCGGCGGCGCAGATGTCACCGTATCCTGGGTTGGCAAGTTTCCAAGCTTCTTCAATTCTATAATCTAATTTCTCATCGCCTTCATACCAAGCAAAGAAAAACGAAGGGTCTTTGACTTCTCCACTTACAATTCGTTTGCCATAATTGTAAAGCTCATAACATAAAGAATCTTTGCCTGATGTATCTGTCTTAACACCTGCGGTAGTAATTGCTACCAGCATTGGATTTTGTCTTGCACCCATTGCAAGTGACATTACATCAAACAACTCACGATTTGGCTGTGCGTGTAATTCGTCAAAGGCTACAAAGGTTGGCGATAGACCTTCTTTGGTAAATGCCTCTGCCGATAGCGCCCGATAAGTTGTGCCATTCTTCGGGTTGTAAATTGCATCGCGGTAAACATCTAAGAACTGTAATTCGCTCTCTAGGCGAATCATCTCCTTGGCAGTGCCAAATACAATCTTGGCCTGATCGCGGTCAGCAGCGCAAGAGTAAATCTCACCGCCACTAGGACCTAGAACTAAATGCTCAAGGGCTAAGGATGAAAGCCAAGCCGACTTGCCTTGCTTACGCGGTAGGCCGATAAGAGCAATCTTGTGTTTAAGTATGCCCTTTGAATTTATAGCAAAGAGGTTGCGTGTAAGTTCCTTTTGCCAATCTCGAAAGATTAAAGGCTGACCAGCGTGGCCTGCTACTGAATCTTTTGTAATACGGCACAGGGCTTCAACAAAGTCAATGATTTCATTACCACGACTTTTAGCATATTCTTCTTTGCTTAATTTTGTTAAGTATCGTGGTGGCCATCCCCCAATGGCTGCCATTAGTTTGGCTGTTTCTGCCTGCGGGCAATCAATTGGTCAAGAGCGCTTTGCTTCTGCACTTCAGCGACTCCTAACTTAGTTCGTGATACTGGATCAAAACCTATTGCCGAAAGCATAGATACTATTTGAGATTCTAGCGAGCGCAGCGCCACACGGTCACGCCAGTCACTTCCTTTAAGAACTTGAAGGCGCAGTTGCGTGCGCTCATCCATTGATTCGCAAAGCAAGATGACTACTTCCAAATCTGATGCTGGACTAATCCAGCTCTTGCCCTCATCCCAAATGCGGTTCCAAAGTTTCAAACCTTCGGGGCCGAGTGGCCGTGGCGGTGTCGGTGGCTCTGTGGCCATTGGCAGCGCCACCACGTTTTTTAACTCTGGCAGTGGCCGCTTGCCTGGGTTGCCAATCTTGCGCTTGAGTTCATTTGGTTTAGGCGGATTCGGCATTTTCTACCAGCACTGCTTTCTCGCCCGTCAAATTTTCCCATCGCTTGATAATGACATCGCAATAATTTGGAGATAGTTCCATAATAAAACCATTTTTTAATTTTAATTCACAAGCAATTAAAGTTGAGCCTGATCCAGCAAATAAATCTACTATATTGGTTAAATTTTTTCCATATTCATTAATGCACCATTCTGATAATTTAATGGGCTTTTGTGTTGGATGAACTCTTTTTTCAGATTCACCTTCTTTAATCATTCCAGACCAAATTTGTTTATATATGCGAGCTGGAGAACCTGTATTACACCAAGCTAATTCACAATCAGCAAAGTTATTACTAGCCATTTCTCCACGTTTATCCCAAACAATCCAAGAAGCTACATTTGGTAAATAATTTGCGTAATAATTTCCGCCCCAAATAATTTGTATTTTTGCTTGTAATACTTTGTCAATAATTTGAATTGCTTCAACAGCAACATCTATTGAATTATCACCTGCAATTGGTGCATAAATATTATTTTTTGCTAAATTGTCGGCACCAATTTTTCCATTTTTACTTACAACATTTATTCCATATGGCGGATCAGTTAAAACCATATCAGCCTTTTCGCCGTTCATTAACTTTGTGACCTGAATCTCATCGGTGCTATCACCACACATAAGTCGGTGGCGACCAAGTTGCCAAATATCACCGAACTTTGTTACAGGCTCAACTGGTGGCTCTGGTATTTCATCTTCATCAATTTTTTTAAGTGGTTGCTCGCTTTCAATCTTGGCAACCAGTTCTGCTATTGCATCATCAGACCAACCGGCATCGCGGACAAACTCTGGCACTACTGCGTGGACTTCTTCAATGAGATTAATAAGCGCCTGTTCGTCATAGCTGCCAAGTTCGGCGGTGCGGTTATCTGCCAGCGCGTAGGCTTTGGCGGTCACGTCATCGTCACCGACAAATGCCACGGCGATTTCGCTCCAGCCTAATTTCTTTGCGGCTTGCCAGGTGTGATTGCCAGCGATGATAGTTCCA